CGGCCTCGGCCGTCTCGATCGTTGGTGACTCCTGGCCGTTGAGGAACGCCACTTCGATCACGGGCACGTCGCTCGGATCGGCCAGCAGGTACCAGGCCTTCGAGGAGTTGCCCGTGTAGTGGCTGTTGGTCAGATACCGGCTTACCTCGGCCCGGAATTTCCCTTGGTGCGGGTTGGCTATCGGATACTTCGTGCTGGACGTGGTGTCACGAAGCTCAATTGACTTATAGAGTTGCGTGGCCATCGCACTTAGGGACGTCGGAACCAACAGGATCGACGGCATGATGCCGATCGGTTTACCGTCGCTGTCGGTCAAGTCCATGAAGGCAACCTCCGCCTTCGTCAACCCGTCGATCGTCAGGGTGGTGTCGGCACCAGAGAGATAGTTTTTGTTGTCGGCCGTGAAGAACGTCGAGTTCTTCATGAATGTGGCCCAAAAAACATCGTTGATTTTCAGGCCCGACCCGCGGCCGAGCTTTCGGGGCACCGTGGTGATCGCGCCAAGATCGTCGTTGATGATGTCACGACGGTCGATCGCCAGCAGCAGTCCATAGGTGTCGGCCTTGTTCGTGTACGTTTCGTTGCCCAGAGTTCCATTTTTCAACTCGCCGCCAGGTGGGACCTGTTCATACTGGTCCTTACCGATGAGGCGATACGAGGTAACCGTCTTGAAATCGGAAACATTCCGCACGGCACAGATATTGCGCCACGTCCGTTCGACCGCAAAGAAGCCTTCCAACAGAAACTTGTTGGCTACGTTTGAAAGAATGCCACCGATATCGACTGTCGAGAAACCGGCCTCCAGCTCCGGCTTGAAGGCGAACCGCATGATGGAACGGCTGTCGCGGAAGCTGCGACCGGTATAGCCATTGGCCCAGGCCGCCTCCAAAATCAACTCCTGCAAACCGATGCCGCCACGAAAACGTTTTTGGGCCGCCTCGAGCGCTTGCTCGTCATACAGGTCTTCGACGTGATCGAGTTTGGCGGTCAGCAGACACGCCGCTTCCAAAATCGTTCCGTTGACGACATTCGTTTGGTGGACGTGTGCTGCCGGTGCCTTTGGGCGGGTATCACGCAGGATTTCCAACTCGCAGCGCATCGCGTCCCAGCCTTCGCGGATCGCACGGGCCTCGATGTCGGGATATTTTCCATCGCAGAGCCGACGCATGGCTGCGATCCGAGCACTTTCGGCCGCCGCCTCCGCTCGCATTTTTTGGACGGCGTTTTCGGTAGGCTGGCCCGATGCCGGTATGCCGGCCGCATGAACTCCCGCAGCCTCCCCAGTAGCAGGGGATTTGGCCTGCGAATCCGCGCCCATATATATACTGTCTCGCATCTCCGAATTCTCCTCTTTCAGTGGGGTTGCCAATGCCGCCACGCTTGCGCTGGTCTGGCCGTCGGCGCCAAGATCCACGAAACTGATCTCGCCGAGAGTCGATTTGCGGACCACGTTCAGCGGTCCCATGAAGTCGCGGCCATTGACCAAAACTTTTTGGTCAGGCTTGATGAACTCGTACTCGTCTACGCCAGCACCGATTGACGCCTGCCACGGAAAGCCGTTTTTCGCGGAGGTGACGATCTCTCGCGCGGCGGCCGTATCACGCGACACCACACCGGCGGCCAACAGCTTTCCGTCTTCGATCCGGATGGTGTCCGTGTGACCCACGCCGCTTTGCATGTCATGGCCAAAACGAATCGGACGGTTTTGCGATGGGATGCCGAGCCCGGCGAGATCAACCACCAACGGCCATCGCCAGCCGGCGATCCGCATCACGCCGCCGGTATAGGCTACCATCGAAAACTTCGGTAGCTTCGGTTTGCCATCGGCCGGCGGGTCACCATCAGCGGCCGCCTCGATCGTGATCGCCCCTGGCTCGCTCATGAGATTGAGCATGCCGCTGGCACGAATCTTCGATTGGCGCTCGCAGACGGCACGGCGCTGCTCGGTGTCGGGAAACTCTTCGGCCATCGCCGGATCGGCCATGCATCGGATGATAAACTGGTCGTGCGATTCGTCGATGTTGCGTGTTGGAAGCGGCATTTCTTCAATTCTCCTCGTTTTCAGATGGGTCGTTCTTGTCGTTTGTCACAGATGCCGATGTCGGTTGTGCCTGGGCCATCGGCAGCCCCAATTTATTCATGAGCACGACCTCTTTCGCCCGTTGACGTAGTTCGCTCTCCCAATCGCGACCCTGCCGAGCATACTCGTAGGCCAGAGTGGTCGTGTGGTTCGAGAGTCGCGTGGATTGAGCATTGGCCTCCTTGGCCGGATCGACGTGCTCTTGCCCGTCCCAAAACCACTGGTGTGTCAAGTCGCGGAAGGTGGCCGTTCGAAGCCACAGTGGCAGAAAATCGCCGATCAGAATCGCCTCGTCCAACCAGGCGCGAAGCACACGATCGAGTACGGTCGCACCCATCTGGGCCTGATCGACGCGGATTGATTTATAGTAGGTCTGATGATCGAGCCGGCCGCTGGCGTAGTTGTAACCCGAGGAATTGCCACATGCTACGTTGAAAGGCATATTCAAACAGCGAGCAATCTCGTTGAGGATTTCCTTCTTAAACTCGCCGTATGTCGTCGTTGGTTGTTGGGCCTGCACCTGGCCGAGCTTCCAACCTCCCGGCAACACGGTGGCCATGCGTCGTTCGAGTTCCACCAGATCCATCGGCTCGACGGGATCGGCCTCGCCGTTGGCCGGGGCATCGGTAAAGAGTACCGCTGCGAAATCCGCTGCCGTCTCAGCCGCGGCCAACACGGCCAAGGTGTATCGGCGCAATTGTGCGAAAAGCGGCAGCGCCGGTGTGATCTCGGGAATGCCCCGGCTTTGTCCCGGCCGATCGGTGCGGAAGTAGTGGACCATTGCCGCAGCGGGAATATGATCGAAATCGAGCGAGAACCGTGAAAAACCTTCGCCCGGATGGTTTTTCAAGACGTGATATTCGATCGGATTACCAAAGTTGTCGAACGCGATGCCATCGACGGCGCTGCTGAACCAGCGAATGAGATTTGGTGTGGCGACCTGATCGGCCTCAATCACTCGCAGGTCAAGTTTGACTGCCGAATCGACCTTTGGATTGGCCACGAACATACAAAAGGCCTCGCCCGACTCGGCCCGGGCCATTCGCATGGTTCGCAGCTTCTCCGGTAGAGAAATCGCCTCGGCCCATCTCAAGAACTCCTTTTCCACCAACCGGTTCGTCGTGTCCTCACCGGTGAGCATCTGGAGCCGGGGACCGGTACCAATGCAATCGTTGGCCAGAGTCAACACGATGCCACGTGCATAGGAATTATTGGCCACCTCATATCGCGCGCGGCTACGAAGTGTTCGCCGGACGTTTGGATTGTTGGCTGCATTGGCAGAGAGCAGATCGGCATTGGCCCAGTGTCGCCGGTTTTCATCGGTGGTGGCCGCGGCATCGTAGCGACTCCGGACATGAAGCGGCACGTGCATCGTACGAAGCGTGCGCCGCTCCTGTCGATCGCTACGGATGTTTTTCAGCCAACCGAACATCTTTTCTTTGTTCTCAGTCCGTTCCGGGGGGTACCAACTTCTTCATTCCGATGCCAAGACCCTTGCCGCGCGATGCCTTCTTGCTCTCCAAGTACCGATCTGCTGCAATCTGGTCGGGCAAGGGATGTTGTTCCATGCTGAACGAATCTCCGGATGCTTTTGAAGGCCCAATTGCGTTCGTGCGAATCGTTTCATCCAAGGAATCGGCCATTGTAAACCTCACTGGCGTTCAACAACTGTCCCGGGCGAGCGCAAACAAAACGGCACCGTGATGTCGTGGCACCACGATGCCGTTAATTCGCGCTGGTTTCATCGCCGGTGATCAGCCGGCAATGTCGCCCGGTCCAGTTGTCAGTGTTCCGTTATACAAAAGAACCTGTCTCGGCGAAGAGCAGTCTGGCCGGTTGAGCAAAATCATTCCACAGATAGACATGCCACTAAGAAAATCACTGTCGACCAGGTCAAATCCTGGCAAACAATGCGTCTTTCTCAGTCTTCAAGAGCTTTCCACGGGCCTGGAGCATTCCAGTGGGCAGAATAGGCACGGTTCTCATAGACCCCATGGGCGACCGGCAATAGGAATGTTGCAAGAGCGTCGATGGTCTGCGAGAGAGTATCCGGAGCGACTGTAATTCTGGATTTTCGCAGAAAGCCACTCCATTGAGCCGCCTTTACCGGATCCAAAGCAAATTCCGGTGTCAATGCAAATGGCGAAACGCTGATTTCGGTAGATCGATGTGCGAAGGTTTGGGTAATGGCATCCGCCAAAGCAATCCCGTCAAAGTCGAACTGCCGTGACAACAGCCAGATGTCAAAGAAATCCTTCATGCGGCTATTGATCTGCCCAAGTTTTACCATCGCCTCGAATTTTTCGGCTACAGCGGTTTCGCGGCTATATCCCAAAAGTTGTGGTGGAGCCAGATCAAGAATGGTCGGGTACTGCGTCATGGCAGGGGGAATTGAAAGGACATCACCGAATCCCATGTCGAGCTGCATGTGGATCTTGGCATTCTGCAAGTGCGCCAGAAATGTGACGCGGACACCCTCGTAATCCGCATCCTCTTTGATTGCAAGACCGTGAACAGTGTCGACATCGAATATCAGTCCATCGGGCTCCACTTCAAGCTGACAAATATTTCGAACGATCGAAACGACCGAATCGATGTTATTGCTGGTCCTGGCCAGCAAGTCGATATCATTGGTGGGACGCGATGAAGGGGATCGCCAAACGGTGAACATCAACGCGCCCTTCAAAACGAACTTATCCGCATGGGCAGATCGCGAGAGCCGATAGAGGAATCGCTCCATCGCGAAGTACTGCAATACTTCTTGAAACGGCCGTCTCGAAGCTTGCGCGTGGTTATAAAGTCGCTGACGAACGGAGGCTCCTACATCTGTGAGATGTCGCTTGGTCATAGCATCGCTTCCAAATAAGGACGAATACGATTGGCCACACGACATACTTCGGCATACCGCATCAGGGCGTCAATTTTCGTACGGCCGCTTTGTTTGTAGAGTCGGATAGCCTCAAGAACGGTGTCCATGCCGATCTTGTGGCGATATTTGAAGCAATCGGCCAGCGTCTTCTCTCGACTATAGATGCGAACATCAACGTCGTCCACCCGCTTTCGTTCGATGCCCTCGGTAAACGCCTTGCCTGTGAACCAAAATGTCCGCACCGGTGGATAATCGAGGTGAGGTGGTTCTGCTCCGCGTGGCACGGCCACATAAACTTCGTGAGGGATCTGCGTAGTCAGTTCATGAAACGCCAGCGCTGAAATGAGGCAGATCACGCCGCCCGGTGCTCGCATAGCTACCATGACCAGGTCCGGATTGCCCAGTGGCCCGGCCTCCCTCAGGCGATAGATGCCTCGACTCAATGGTTCCAAAACCCCTGCGTCCCGAAGTGCGTAGAGCGTGCGAGGATGAATCCCTGCATGGAGTGCCTCTTGTGTTCGCATCATGCCATCATGCTGCCGGAACAGTTCTTCGGCCCTGTGGAACGCTTGGCTTTGGGATGGCGGCTGTTTTTTGCTCATGGATAAATATACCAGCAAAAGGGACTATCTGCTGGTGATTGTATCCATTTTCCGGCGATACTGTCAAGGCGAGGACATTTGGCAGCTGTTTTATTGCTACAACCAATATTCTCGCTGCAGTTACATCCATTTCTTTCTACCCGAATATTTTCTCGTGGGTAGTCATTCGCTTTCCACAATGTCGACATTCCCGCCGACGAACCAGGCCGCCGCCGCGATACGGTCGCGTGT